TGGAGCACCGGTGTTCGGTGGCTGATGGTTCGGGTGAACGCGCCGCGGGCGATCCGCTCCGCGAACCGGCCTTCCCACGAGTCGATCATGGTCGGGGAGTCCCAGACGGCGGCGTACCCCTCGAAGGTGAGGCCGTCGTCTGAGGATCTGGTGACCTCGAACGGCACCATACGTGTCGCGAACTCTTGTTCCATGACCGCCACCTCTGTTAGTCTTATCTCTGCGTCGAGTTGGCGTCTGCAAGGCTCGACGTGAAACCGCGTCCTGGCACGCGCGTTGTCAGGGGAGGCCGTGACTTAGCGGCCCAGAATGCAGAGACCTCGGCAACGGACGCCGCCGGGGTCTTTGCTATTCCTCGGTCTCCTCGACCGGTTCCACACCTTCGTCGTCGAACTGCTGCTCGCCAGGCTTCTGCAACTGGACCGACACCATCCCGGTGTGCTCCAACTTGTTCCAGTCCGACGTCGCCGCGAACTGCACCGCAGACTCCGGGGTGAACCCCGACGAGATCAGCGACGACACCGTCGCAGCACGGCGCTGCTGCACATCCGCCGCATCCTTCTCGTCCTGCCGCAGGAACGGCACATCACGAACATCCGCGACGAGCTCCGCACCATCAGTGCGGGCCATCATCCGAGACAGCGACCCGGCAGCGTTCCGCCACAACGGATGGAACGTCGTATCCGCCACATTCCGGCGGGCCTGCGCATAGTTCCCAGCGTTCAAGCTAGAACCCTGCATCCCCTCCGACAGCCCAACCACCACCGGATGGACCCCGGCCGCCGCAGCGATCCGGGTTTCGCCATGCCCCTGGATGACCTTGAAGTCGAGCTGTTTCATGTCAGCGCCAGCCACGGTCACATCCGCGCCACCACCGAGATACATCGTCTTGTAGGCGTTCTCCAGCCCCGAATGGCGTTCGTCAGCGAGCCGCTTGAACTTCTCGAACTCCTCCGGCGACACCGACGCATCCATCCGGACCACAAGGTTCGGAGTGCCCGCGTTCTCCAGAAACCGGTTCTTGTGCTCAGTCATCCCCGAGTCCCCGACGATCTCACGGACCACCGGGGTCAGCCACGACATGCCACGGAACATCGCAATCGGGTCAGGCATCGGCGCGAAATGGGCGACCGACTCAGGAAGAAGCGGGACCGCGTCCTGCTTCGACCCCGGACCGCCCGGCTTGTACAGGTAGCCGAGCAGCGTCGCGTTCAACCCGTCCGGGTCTTCCTCCGGGTTCTGTTCCGAACCCCGGACGATAGTGACCCAGTCCGGCCGTAACAGCCGCATGTGCCCCTGACGGTTCCGGGTGATGTAGGCGTTCCCACCGAAGTCGGCAGACAGCAGCATCCGCTGCAACAGATCCTGTGTCGTCCCGCCAGGCCACGGCGCCTCCAACGGGGCAAGGAACTGGTCCGTGAACGGCGGCTGGGGACGGCCCTGCTCGCGACGTTGCCACGCAAACCGCGCCTCCGAGAACACGTGGACCCGCAACTGCTCGACCGCATACACGATCCCGTTGCGTTTCAGGCCCCGCTCAACATACGCCTCGTACGAATGCTCGATCTCTTCGTGCGGGCCGTTCTTCCACGTCATCGCAGGGATCGCATCCCCACCGAACAGACGCCCCCACTGCTGCGCATACCAATCAACACCGAACCGGGACTCGCCAGTATCCGGACGGGTACGGGCAAGGTCGAGGAGCCGCATCAGTCACCCACCTCGACCAGAAGACCTGCCGCGACCAGACCGGCACCCGCCAGCATGACCGTCCACGTCCAACCGAACTGCACGGTCACACCGACCGACAGCAACATCACACCGAACCCGACCGAACCCGTAGCCACCCTCAACCGAAGTCGATCCACGGGGTGACCTCCTGCTCGCCACGAGAGTGCGCCAACGTCACAGCCATCATCGGCGTCGCATCCGACGACGAACCGACCCGCGACCACACGAAACGGTCACCCACCGGTTTCTTTCCCAACCCGGCAACCGACTCGTCCAATGCCTGCGACGGATACACCCGCACCTTGCGGTCCGCGAGCGCGTCATACAGCCGGGCACACGCCGACGCGACCCCGCCATACTGCACCCGGAACACCGGCAACCCCAGATCTTCAAGGTCGTCCGCGATAGACGCAGCCGGCCCACCACCGTCGATTACGATCCGGCCCGGCCGCGACCGGTGGAGCTCCGCCATCCGGTCCACAACCCATGTCGTGCCAGGACGGTGCTCGAGGAGCCCGATCTTGCGGTCCCCGAACACCCCGACAGCGCCAGAGTCCTCTTTCCCGTCGATCCCGCGGATGACATCCACACCGTAGGACAGGTCACCGGACGGTTCCGCGGTCGGGTCCTGCACCGCATCCCACACGTCCGACGGGATGACACGCTCCGCCGACCCGGTCCGCTGGTTACACACTGCCCGCCGGAACTCCCCGTCAGTCATCGACTGGCGCATATGACGGATCGCGTCCTCACCGATTGTGTACCCCAGCGCCGGCATATACCGCCACCACACATCCGGATCGTCAACATCTTCATCGTCCGGAACGGAGAACTCGAAATAGGCGATACCCGAACCGGCACCCTCAGCCGCGGCAGCACGCCCCACCTCGACCTTACGGTTCAGATACACCGACGACTCGGTCCCCATCGTCGAAAACCCAAGCAACTGCGCCGAAGGGATCGTCAACATCGCCGGCTGCAACGCCTGCTCACGACGGTCGTCCTGATCCTTCCACGCCTCGTCGATCACACCAAGATGGATCGTCGACCCGTGACCGGACGCCTCCGTCGAACCCAACAGGTCGATACGGCCACCCGTCCCGAAGTTCAGCCCGACATCGCCAGCGCCGCGACGGACCTTCCCGCCACCGGCCGGCGTGATCAGCCGCTTCAACGGAGACTGCTCGATCAGAGGCACCTGATCGTCCAGCAGCTTCTTCGTCGCATCCTTCCCCGTCTGCGCCGTGTACACGACACGCTGCCGCGGACCCCACTCCGCAGCGATACAACGATCCAACTGGTACGGCAACGCCAGCGACGTCTTCCCCGACTGCCGCATCACCGACCACCACACCTCGCGGTAGTACGGAATCCCCGTCTCCGGGTTGTACTCCAACGCAACATCGGCAACCTGCCGCTGCCACGGCATCAACGGCGTACCAAGCAGCTCCGCGATAGCCGCAACACGGCCACCCCACGTCGGCCGATCCTCACGCCTGGGCGTTGCCCACCTTGGCTGCGCTGTTGATCGCTGCGAGCGCGGCGGCAAGCTCGTCATCTGCCTCTTCATCCGCCTGCAGCACCTCACTCAACGTCTCGCGATACTCACGCCACAGATTCGCAGACGTCGGATTGCGGTCCAGGGTTTCCGCCAGAGTCATCAGCGCCCGACGCCACGCCTCGTCGATCAGTTCCAACCGGCCAAGCCGCTCCAGTTCGCCGATAGTGACCTTGATCGCCTGCAGGTTCGGGCCGTCCGCATCATCCGGAACCGTCACGGGATGCCGCCACCTCTTGTGCGACGCCAACGCCGCACCATGCGGCGACTCGAACCCGCACACATCGCAGACCTTCACGTCACCACTCCAACTTCGGCGGGTAACGACTCTCCCGCAGACGTGCAGCACCAAACTTCCCGCCCCGAGACTTGTTGCACCAATCGCAGGCCGCCCGCAGATTCCGAAGGTCGAAGAAAGGGCCACCCAGCTTCGGGCTGACGATGTGATCGACGTGCGTCGCGTCAAGCTGGCACTTCAACCCACGGATACGGCAACGCCGACCATCCCGAGCCAACACAACCAGCCGAACATCACGCCACTGCTTCGACGAATACCGAGGATCCTTCACCACTGCAACGGCGGCGGATACTCATCAGGCTCATAACGGTCGTACCACGACCGCAACGCGGCAAGCTGATGCTTCAACGGTGGCCGAGGACGCTTCCGATGCCGTATCCGGCGCTCACACTCGGCCATGTCTGTCGTCAACATCACCGTCCGGGTCGGGCGAAGCATGTCCGTCCACCACCTCCGAGAACGGCGTGTCGCACCCGAACGGATCACGGCCGCTTGGGCTGTTGGCGAAACACCCAACCGTCGCAGTGCATCTCGGAACTGCTTCTCCGACGCCCACTGGGGATCGTCACGGTCGAACACCGGCAGCCCAGACGCCTGCGCCAACGTCGTCTTGCCCGAACCAGGCGGCCCGCAGATCAACAAGACGTCACGGGCCAAAAGGACTGCCTCCAGGGGTCCGCAGAGTCTGGGATAGGGCTCGGCGAGCGAAACCGG